AAGATGCAGGATCAGCGCGAGGGAGACACCGCAACCTTCCACTACCCGGATAACCTGCACCGCAGCCTAGAGCAGTTGGGCCGCGTGGTGGTGGACATGCTACCGCGCATCTACGACACCGCCAGGGAAGCCCGCATCATGGGCCTGGACGGTCAATCGAGAGTGATCCATATCGACCCTGAAGGCGATGGACCTGACACCATCAACTTTCAATCCGGCGTTTATGACGTGCGGGTGAAGTCAGGACCGAGCTACAGCACGCTCAGGCAGGAGACCAACCAGGCATTGAGCGACCTTATGCAGCGTGCTCCCGCGTTGATGCCGGTGCTTGGACCGACCTGGGCGAAGCTGCAAGACTGGCCGGACGCGGACAAGATCAGCCGGCTTCTGCTCGCAATGGCCCCGCCCCAGGTCCAGCAGGCGGCTGCCGCCGAAGACGATCAGACCGGGCAGGCTGAGATACCGCCCAAGGTCGCCGCCCAGATGCAGTCGATGAAGGCGCAATCGGATCAGATGGGCAAGATGGTTGAGCAGCTCACCCAGGCGTTGCACCAGGCGCACGATCAACTTGAGGAAGCCAACAAGAAGATACAGGACGGCGAGGAAAGCATCGAACTGGATCAGGCCCGCGTGTTGATCGAGCACTACAAGGCCGAGACCGACCGCATCAAGGCCATGGAGCCAGCGATGGACCCGCGCGAACTCGCGCAATTGGCCGCGCAGCTCGTGATGCAGGCGCTCCACTCGCCGGCACAGCAAGAGCCTGGAACCGACATGGAACAGTTTCACCAGGGAGAGGCTCAAGAGGGCTACCCGCCCGCATCGGCCCAGATTGGCTTCCCGCAGTCTCTCCCTACCCAACCCCAAGAAGCCCCAGCGATGGAGCAATCCGAATATCCGCAAGAGCCGCAACCGATGGAAGCGACTGAACCTCAAGAGGGCATGCAATGAGCCAAGTCAGAACCATTCCGGGAATCAACTTAGTGAGCCCGATCATCGCAACCGGGGCCGGCCCATGGATGGAGTTTTCTAACCCGGTTTGCACGTTCGAGGCCACGCTTTCCGCCACCACCACACCAGCGGCGACCGTCGAAATCCACGGCAGCAACAGCAACACCACGACGCCTGGCGCCGGCACGCTTCTTGGTACGATTACCCTGAGCGGTGCATCGGATGTGGCGAGCCTGAGCAAAGATTCGGCCTCCTATCGCTACAAGTGCGCCAAGGTGACGGCGATCAGCGGCGCGTCCGCGGCTGTTACCGTGACCATGGGGGTGTGATATGGGCACGTCGATAAACGTACCAAATCACGGCGGCGGAACGATATTTTCCACCAACGCCGACGGCAGCGGCTTGCTTGTGGGGCCGGATGGCATTCTGTTGCCTTACGTCCGGGTACTCAGCAAATCCGCCGTTCCCACCGGAATTCCCCCGTCAAGTAACGTCGGCGCGAACGGCCTGCTGACCCTGGGAACCTTCCCGGCCGGCAGTCTGACGTTCGGCACGACCTCTGGTGTCGGGATAACCTGTACCGGCGTTGGTACGAGCTTCGTCGCAGCGGATGTAGGCCGCTGCATTGTGGTAGATGCGGCGGGAAACTACGCCACCATCACGGCGTACACCTCCGCTCTGATCGTTACCGTCACCATCGTGGGCACCCTGGGAAGCCTGACCTACGCCAATAACGCCTGGCAATTGGTCTGGCCGTTCGCCAACACCTATCCCTGCGGCATCTGGCTGTACTTTCCCGCCGGCGCCGTCTACGCGGGTTCGCTGGCCGGCAGCTATTGGTGCGTCCCGTCCAGCATCGTTCGAGCAACGATCTACGATAACCGATACACTTCGCCGGGGACACTTACTGCGCCTGCATCGCCTACGCCCATTGTTGCCGCAGGGCCCGGTGTGTTTACGCAATCCACTTCAGAAATAACGGTATTTGGCTACCCACTAAAGGGAAACATGTTCGCCCCAAACTCCGCTATTCGATTTACTCTGAAGCAGAGCGCAAGTAACTACAGTGGGGCAGGATCTAAGCAAATATTAATCAGGGCTAGTGGGACGCAACTGTATTTATATGCAGGAGCAGTTTCATCAAATAACGTAGAAAATATTTTTATATCAAGGAATCGAGGGGTTGTAAACAGCCAATTAAATTCTAGGTCCGGGGGATCGGTCTTCGGTACGGTTGCTTCTTCCATAAATGGCGATTATTCGTCAATTGATTTCGGAGTAGACAACACGCTTACACTCGGGCTTTTAAACGCGTCCGCCTCGGATATGTATATTCTCGAATCGCATATTCTGGAGATGTTGCCATGAGCGTCCAATACTTCCCCCCAACGAAAGAGGGCGAGACCGCTGCTCATGCGGTGGCAGAACCCAAAAACATCATCTACGACGGCAACCGATTCGTGGTGAGCGATGGGGCCGATTACGTCGCGCCGCCAAGCGACATCCCGCAAGAAATAACCCGCGAGCAAGCCCTTCTAGCGCTTAATGCGATGGGCCTGTATTCCAGCGTCATGGGTTATGTCGCAAGTGCGCCGGTTCCAATACAGATTGCATTCGTGAATCAGGTATGGCGTCGTGACAATAAAAACATGATCGCTGGCGCCACTGCGATGGGACTGAGCGCCGCGCAGATAGACGCGATATTCCTGGCGGCGCCGAAGATCGTACCGCAATAAACCGACACGGCGTTTCCGTGGAATTCTGAGAAGGGTCGCAAGAATGACAGACGAAGTAATGGACCAGACAGCCACGCCGGAAGTTGAAGGCGAAACCGTCGCGCAGCCCGTTGAATCAGAGCAAAAGGGCGATGCTCAAGCCGAGACAGCAGAACAACCGAAAGCCAAGCCGGAAACCCCGGAATGGGCCGAACGGCGCTTCCAGAAGCTCACTCAGCAGAAGTACGAGGCCAGGGCGCAAGCTGAAATGGCCCGGCAACGTGCGGCCGAACTCGAAGCACGGTTGGCGACCTATGAAGGTCAGCCGCAGCAGCAACCCCAGGAAGTTGATGTGCAACGCATGGCCGAGCAGATCGCTGAGCAGAAATTCCGCTCGCAGGCATTCGACCAGAAGGCCAACAGCGTAGTAGAGCAGGGCAAGAGCCTGTTCAAAGACGACTTTGCCGGCGCGGTAAAGAACCTTCAGTTGATGGGCGCTTTGTTCGACGAGCGCGGCGCCCCGACTGAGTTTGCCGAGTCCGTTATGGACTACGACAAGCCCGCCGTGCTGATGCACCACCTGGGCACCCACCCCGACGAGGCGGAGCGAATCCTCGGACTGTCTGCGCGTGGACAAGCACGCGAGTTGACCAAGCTGGAAATCCGCTTGGGCCAGAAGCAAGAACCCCCCGTCAGCAATGCGCCGGCCCCAATCTCTTCTGAGAAAACCGTCTCGACGCCCGCGACACCAAAACCCGGAAGCTCCAACTACATCGACTGGAAGCTGAAACAGCTGCGCGGTCGATAACCCAAACTAAAGAGGCACCAAAATGTCGAACTCCCTGATTACCCCTTCCTGGATCACAGATACCACCCTCGCGCATTTCGTGAACGAAAGCGCGTTCGCCAAGTACGTCAACAAGGACTACAACGACCAATTCCGCGTCGGCGGCACGAAGGTTGGCACGACCATCAACGTGCGCCTTCCGGTCCAGGGCACAATCCGCAGCGGCGCCACGGCCAGCGTCCAGGACGTGAATGAACCCACCGTGCCGATCACGGTTGAACCCGAGTTCGGTATCGACTGGGCTTTCACCGACTTCGACCTGTCCATGAAGGTGGACAAGTTCGAGGAACGCTACCTGAAACCTTACGGATCCCGTCTGGCTGCCGAGTTCGATTTGCGCTGTGCAAACCGGCTGTACAAGGGCATCGCAAACTTCGTCGGCACCCCTGGAACCTCCCCGGCGACCGCAGACATCGGACTTACCGCATCAGAAATGCTCGACAACAACGCCTGTCCCCGAGGTGACATCCGGCATTTCAGCTTGACCCCGCGCGCAAACCGAACCCTTATCGGCGGACTGGCAGGCTACTACAACAGCCAGAGTACCCTGGGCAAGCAGTACGACACGGGTGTTCTCCAGAAGTCCCTTGGCTTCGAGCCGCACATGTCGCAGAACCTTCCGAGCCACACCGTCGGCGCGTTGGGCGGCACTCCGCTGGTTGATGGTGCCACGCAAGGTCTTATCAACTCCGGCGCCACCGACAACCCGTGGGCAGTGTCCGGTTCCCTGGCGACCAAGGGCTGGACCAGTGCAGCGGCCAACCGTCTGAAGGCCGGCGACGTGTTCACCCTGGCCGGCGTCTATGCGGTGCAACCGATCAGCAAGCAGGTTTTGCCGTACCTGCAACAGTTCGTCGTTTCCGCTGACATCGCATCCGATTCCTCGGGCAACGCCACGGTGACGCACTACCCGCAGATCATCGCGGGCGGCGCGTACCAGAACTGTTCCGCTCGCCCCGCTGACGGCGCCGCCATCACGATCCTGACCGGCACGGCCAGCACCGCCTACCCGCAGAACATCATGTACCACCGTGATGCGCTGGCCGTGGTGACGATCCCCATGGACGTTCCTGGCGGAATGGATATGGCGCATTCCTCGGATTACGAGGGTGTGGCGCTGCGATTCGTCCGGGGCTTCGACATCACCAACAACAAGCGCATCTGCCGCTTCGACATGACTGCGGGTTACGGCATTCTGCGCCGTGAATGGGCCTGCCGCGTGACCGGCTAACCACCACAACCGGGCGGACCTTCGGGTCCGCTTACTGGAGATGACCAAATGTACTACCCGCTGAACATGAAAAACCAAGATGGCGGACACGCCGTCGCCAACACCGAACAAGAACACATCGCGCTAACCGGGATTGGGTACGAACCCCGGCACGAAGCGACGAAGGAAACACCAGAACATCCGGCGCCCCGAAATCCAGGCCTCCCGCGCAAGGAATAACCCATGGCCACCTGTCTCGACATCATCGCCCGCAGTCTGCGCCTGGTTGGTGTCGTGTCGGCTGGCGAAACCCAGTCCGCTGTTGATGCGGAAACAGGCCTTGAAGCCCTGAACAACCTGCTGGAATCGCTGAGTATCAGCCGGCCCATGGCGCCAGGTGCAACAGAAGAAGTCTTCACGCTCACGGCAGGCCAGACTGACTACACCATCGGCGTCGGCCAGGATTTCAACACCGATTTGCCGGTGAGCATCGACGAATCGAGCTTCGTTCGGGTGGGCGGGCTGGACTACCCGATTTCTTTGATGAGTCTGGATGAATGGTCAGAAATCCCGCTTAAGCACCTGAGCAGCTTTATACCGTCCAACCTCTACTACAAGCGCAATGCCAGCAATGGTGAACTGCGGTTTTACCCGGCGCCCGGATCGGGTGTTGAGTTCCACTGCGCGAGCTGGAAGCCGCTTACCCGTTACGCCGCGCTTACCGATGAAATGTCGCTGCCGTATGGCTACGAGCGGATGATTGGCTACATCCTGGCGTCTGAACTCGCGCCCGAGTATGGCCGAGAGGTTTCCGCTACCGTTGCACGACTGGCCTACGGAGCCCGGCGCCAGATCAAGGCCGCGAACCTGCAAGTGCCGAAGCTCGAAACCGGGATACCTGGAAACTCCCGCTTCAACGTCTTGGCCGGGATGCGCGGGTAATGGCGAACGCGCTTGACCTGATCCTCTCCAGCATCAAGCGCAAGCTGCGTTACCGCACGGGTGACGCTGGCGAGGCCTGGGATAGCCTGCTGGAGTCGTTGCAGAACCCGGTTCCGCTTGGTACGTCGAGCCAACTGGAGCGCGGCGCACAACTACGGATGCAGCCCGGCTCATTGCGCCCGAACCTGACGCGCGAGCAGATGGTGCAAGAGGGGCTGAACATCGTCGGCATGGCGCCGATGGGAACATTCGTTGGAGCCACACCAGACGCCATAGAAAATTACCTGAAAATTCGGCAATCAGGGGCTGATCCGCGTAAAATATGGTCTGAAACAGGCGTATGGGAAGCGCCTGGTGGGCATCTTGTTCAGGAGGTTTCAGACCATGATCTTGTCTTTATTCCAAGCCTTGCCAAGTCAGGCAAAACGACGCCTCTTGCGGATGTGCTCGATCATGATCCGCTTTATGCGGCGGTTCCACAGGCCAGAAATGTAGACTTTATCCGGAGCGCAAAGCTCCGGAAAGGAACGGCTGAACACCGGCCGGACCTGAACCGCATCACAACGTCGCAGAACCCGACGGCGCGCGACATCATCCACGAAGTGCAGCACGTGGCAGAAGATGCGCATGGATTTCCATCTGGCGGAAGCCCGTCAATGTCCTTTCTGCGCGAAATGGTTGACCCCAACGAATCCTACATGCTCATGCCAGGCGAGGCGATGGCACGCGCCACAGAGCGCCTCATCAACCTTGATGACGCCGGCCGGCGCGCAACATTCCCCGCCGACTCCTACGACGTGCCAATCAATAGGCTGACTGATTACGCCAATGATGGGGCGTCAATGATGGCACTATCCCGCCCCACGAACGCCCAGGGACAGCCCATCCCCCCCACCCGCTACGAACTGGCCCACGCCGAAGCGCAACGTGTCGCAGCGCTGCCGGTGAAGCAGGGAGGGCTAGGCTTGCCGGAAGGTAACACGGCGATGGATAGGGCGCGGGCGATGGGGTTCGAGGGCGATTACTATAACGGCGGATACGGAATAAAAGACGGCCAGAATCTGTTTATTACAACAGACCCTATATCCGCAGGGAATTACACAGGGATTAGCGACAACGCAGAACTAATAACATTAAAATTCGCACAAGAAGCAGAAAATACAAAAGCGTACGCAAGCTCTAAAAGTATTATTGAGAACGAAGAAAGAATAAAAAAAATACAAAACAGAATAGAGCAAATAAAAAATAGTGACATCCCGGATGGGGCGCTGGTTTATAACAATCCTTATAGCAAAAGAACTACATACGGGATAAGCGGATCAAACAAATCATTTAATAGCATGGATGACGTAAAGAATGAATTGATTAAATCCGAAATAGGCAGAATTCCACCAAACACAAGCGCGACCAACGCCAGGACTTTGACGCAGAAAATAGTCGATGCAGAAAACCAGCCTAACAACTATATAAACGGAGCGGTAGTGCATCCACTATACACAAACGCCAAAGTAGCAGAGGCGACAGCAAAAGAAAATAACATGCTAATGAACGGCAACTCACTATTTAGAATCAGCGATAGCGCAATAGAATCAAGATTAGCAAGCGGTGTGCAAGGACTAGGCTTTAGCAACGACATAACACAATTCCAAAGGCCGCATGACACTACATTTATCTTTGACCCCACCAGGATCCGATCCCGCTTCGCCGCCTTCAACCCGCAGAAACGCGACAGTGCCGACCTACTCGCCGGGCTGGGCTTGCCGGTAGCTTCTGCTTCCGCCCTGGCCGCTCTGATCTACGGCCAGGATGATGCCCAGGCCAGCGAACTGCAACGGATGGCCCGCTGATGCCGCGCATCGCCTTTCCCTTAATCGGCCCGGCATACCGCTCCCGCTCGATCAACGTCGCCTGTCAACGCGCGGTGAACTGCTACCTTGAGGCTGGTGCAGACGGTGCCCCGGTGGCGCTGTACGGCACCCCTGGAACGGTTCGCCGCGCCACCATTGGAACAGGCCCGGTGCGAGCCGGAATCTCCGCTGGTGGCTATACGTGGTGGGTGTCCGGATCCCAGGTCTACCGCATGGATCCGAACTTCTCGACAACCCTGTGCGGCTCGATTTCCAACTCTTCCGGCCCGGCTGGCATGGCGGCAAACGAGTTCCAGGTACTAATTGTTGATGGGATTAGTGGGTGGCTAGTAGACCTCACTACCGCCACGCTCATGGAAATAACCGACCCGGACTTTCCGGCAGGCGTAACCCGTGCCGCGTACCAGGACGGGTATTTCATCGTAGCCGGAGACGGAAGCGGTCGTTTTTACATCAACGAGTTGCCAAACGATGGAAGATCCTGGAACGGCACCGACTTCGCCAGCGCCGAGGGTGCGCCGGATAGCCTGGTGGCCATCATCTCCGACCACCGTGAATTGTGGCTGATCGGCGCCGACTCAGCCGAGGTGTGGGTGAACACCGGCAATGCCGATTTCCCATTCGAGCGTTCAGGCAACGTGTTCATCGAAAACGGCATCGCATCTGCTGGAAGCCTGGCGAAGATGGACAACACCGTGTTCTGGATTGGTTCAGACCCGCGCGGCCATGGAATCGTGTGGCGGGCCAACGGCTACACCCCGGCCAGGATCAGCAACCACGGCATCGAATACGCGCTGTCCACCTACTCGACCATCTCCGACGCCATCGGCTGGACCTACACCAGCGGCGGGCATTCGTTCTACGTGATCCAGTTCCCGACAGCCGGCAAGACATGGGTCTATGACGCCGCCACGAACGAATGGCACGAACGGGCATGGTGGAACACATCGACGGGCGAGTTCGAGCAATGGCGGGCCTCCTGTCACGTATTCGCCAACGGCATGCATCTGGTGGGCGACCGTGAAGACGGCCGGGTCTACTCCCTGGAAGACGCCGTAAATACCGATGACGGTGGAATCCTGAAGCGGCTGCGCACCACGCAGAACAGCAACGACCGGCAGTTGCTTCAGTTCTACACCATGCTCCAGATCGTGATGGAAACCGGACACGATGCGACCCCGGAAGCGCGCCTGATGCTGCGATGGTCAAACGACGCCGGCCACACTTGGAGCAACACAGTCACGGCACATGTCGGAGCAGTCGGGCAGTACTCGGCACGGGTGATGTTCACCCGGCTTGGTAGCGGGCGGAACCGGGTATGGGAAATCAGTCTTACCGATCCCGTTCCGTTCGCCGTGACCGGTTCCATCCTGGAAGGGGTGAGCGGTAATGCTTGACCTTTTCCCGGCGCGCATCGCATTCGTTGACCAGGCCGGCAGGCTCACGCCGGAAGCCTATCGTGCATTGGATGCGCTGTTTCGTCGTGTTGGTGGGTCTTTCGGTGACCAGGGCGAAGACACGTTCTCGCTGTTCTCCCCTGGCGATTCCGCAGAGGCTTCGCAGTCCGTCGAGACGATGCAGGGATGCGCCGACGTGCCGCCCATGTTCGGCAGCGAACCCATGCAGCGCGAGGAACCCGCCTACCTAGCGCCGATCATGCTGCAACTGGCGGCGGCTGATGCCGGCATTGAAATGGTCATGGCACCGGAGACCACGGGCAGCCCAGTGCGGGCCGTTACGGTTGGCGCAAGCCCGTTCGCATGGGTCGCTGATAGAGCCGGAACACTGGCTGTATCTGGCGGAACTGTTACCGCTATAACTCTCACCCGTGCCGGAACGACTGCCGCGCTCGGCATCCTGGCTGGCGCAATTCCGGTATCGACTGGCGACACTGTTACGACGACCTACGCCGTAGCCCCAACCATCAGCTTTATCCCGAGGTAACCCATGGCCCAACGACTCCCGAAACAGATCATTCCAGGCGCCCAACTCACGGCGAGCGCAGCCACCTATTACACCGTTCCGGCCAACACGATAACGACCATTTCAGCCATGACCCTGTGCAACAGCACTGGCACAGCCAGGACGGCAACGGTCCATCTGATTCCTTCGGCCGGATCGGCTTCCGCGTCGAACATGATTCTGTCCGCCCGCACCATCGCCGCTGGCGAGTCATACAACGTCAATGCTGCCATCGGCCAGAGCATCCCGGCCGGCGCCACGATACAGGCGCTTTCCGATGCCGCCACGGCTGTGACAATCACGGCAAGCGGGTATGAAGTTAACCCATGAGCGTGACCACCAGCCCTGGCGGGCCATCTGACCTGGATGACTTCATGCGGCAGCATAGCAACAGGATCGCAATGCCGTTGCATGATTTCAGGAAGGCTCTTGCCGGCTGGGAGGTGTGGATTGTGCGCAACAACGGCCGGCGAGTTGCTACCGTATTGCGCAAAGGGTGCGATGGCCACATTGCAAGGTTTACCAACTGCAAGGTTGGGGTTTGTTGCATCAAGGTTGCTGCTGATATTCTTGGAATTACGGAAACCGCTGTAACTGATGGGTTTAGACACGGCCATGCGCTCGCAAAGCGACTTGGTTTTACCGCCACAAAACACGAGAACGGAGTTACTCACTATGCCCGCGCATTACACATCCAGAAGTAAGGCGAAAGCCTGGGGCGCGGAATTCCCTATTGGAGACCCGTTCGGAGGTCCTGCTTATGGGAAGCGCGAGGATATTGGAAGCGCAATCGGCGGGATAGTTGGCGGTCTATTCGGACAGAGTTCGGCAGATACCCAGGCAAGCGCTGCAACTGACGCAGCAAGTACCAGTGCCCAGGCCAGCAAGTACGCCGCTGACATCCAAAAGCAAATGTACGACCAGACGCGCACGGATCAAGCGCCGTGGCGAACCGCTGGCGGTAATGCGCTATCCCAATTGGTTTCCGGGATGGGCAGCAACGGGATGAATGGGCAACTGAGCCGAACCTTTGGAGCACAGGACTTCCAGGAAGACCCAGGCTATCAGTTCAGGCTACAGCAGGG